AAGCGTCAGATACGTGGAAGAACTCAAGGTTGTCAAACAATGCAGAAATCTCAGAAGATACTACAATGAAGTTTGCGCCACCACGAAGAGTTGCCTTATGAATCTGTGCTGAAATCTGGTTAACCTTTGTGAATAACTCCTGGTTCCAGTCTTTCTGTGTGTAGTTAGTTGAGAATGCAGCCATTCTTCTCCAACCATTAACATCCCAACGTGCCTGCCAAGGTGCTCCCTTTCTAAGGTCACGAAGAATCTCACGGTCGATTTCAGCAGCAATCTGCTCTGAAAGGATAGCTGTTAACTCAGCCTCTGCGTCAATGTTGTGGAATGCACTAACGTCCTGTGCCAACTCTGGAGACCATGTTGCACGAAGTTTTCTCTCTTCAACAGCAACTGTTACGCTGTCAAGTTTGAATGAAACCTCACCAATCTCAGTCTCAAGCTCTAATGAATCGTACTGTGCCCAAGCAATCTTGAACAATGCAGCAAGAGCTTCCTTAGTTGCAGCGGTGTCACCGCTAGAGATAGCAGCGTCTAACTGTGCTGCGTCAACACCAACATATCCGTCGATAGTACCTGCCTGCTGTACAACTGGTTTTGCAAGGTCAAGCTCAAGGTAAATCTTACCATCAGCATCGCAAATGCCATCGTACTCAACGATACCCTTACCATACTTTTGTGTTACAACACGGAATGGAACAGCCTCATACTTTCTGAAAGCAGATGTCATAACTGCTGAACCGTCTGCTACAGGAGCAGCTGTAAGTTCTTTCATTGTGATAACTTTCAAAGAAGCCAAGAAGCCTTCTGTGTCCATTTCATTTCCATCAGGACCAGTCAAACGACCTGCGTTGAATGCTGAGAAGCCATCAACCTCAAGGATAATGTTACGAACTGTTCCGTCAAATCCACTCTTGAAGTACTTGTTAAGATTATCAGCTGCGAATGGGCGAATTCCCATTGGGGTAAGCATAACTGGGATAGCCTCACCAACCTTGATAGTAACCTTACCCTTTGAATTGTCATACAAGAAATCGTTGTAGAACAAATCATAAAGGCTCTTCTGGAAGTATTGAGTTACCTCAGGACCTGCCTGACGATAGTTAGTTGCTGGGATTGTTGGGTCCTCTTTCACTGCCTGTGCAAGAGCATATCCGTCAGCATACTCGTCCTCACCTGCTTCGATAGCTGGGTTGATTTTAACGAATTTCTTCTCAAGTTCGTTAACTGTCTCATCTGGAAGATAGTATCTTGGGTCGATACGTCCACCCTGATTACGGTTAACTCTGTCATAGCCCATAAGACCCTTGTGACGTCCAGTTGTACCATCAATGATGTCGCCTGGTTCTGTGTCACCTGTCATGCTCTCTGGAAGTGCCCACTCTCTTTCTGAAGTAACAGGAAGGATGAAGAACAACTTACCAACAGGAAGGTTCATAGCCTGAACTGATACGATGTCGTTAGCCAAAAGTTTGCTAAATACACGTCTGATAATTGGGAAAACAACGGTTTCAAATGAACCACTGTTATCAGAAGCAGTAGCCTCATAAATCAAGTGCTTTGCCTCATTTTCATACAATGTAGCAACATTCTCTTTGATGTTACCCTCAAGACCTTCTGTAAAGCCTAGAGAATCCCAACGGTTCTGAATGTCCTCACGTATTTTTTTCTGAGCGTTAAGTTCAATATTACCAACTTGTCCGCTTGTTAAAAATTCTCTCATTGTTAAATGAATTATTTAAATAATTTATTTTTAGTTTTAATTTTTTACTTGCAAATTCTATGCATCAAATCGAGTGAATTTAAAATATCGTTTGAGCGATAGATTTGAGTTTCGTTGATTTTGTTCTCGTTCACTGCGTACTCTCTGCTTTCGTCAATGTTCATCTTTGACTTTTTCTTCAAGTCACGTGAAATGCTCTCGAACAAAGTGTTAGAAGCATCTACAGTCTTAGCCTCGTTACCGAATCTAGCAATAATCTCTTTTTTCTCATCTGTGGTTGTAGAATTTTCCATAACCAACTTAATGATATTTCCAAGATTAACATTTGTCACTGCTGCTTCCTCTAGAGTGTTTCTAAATTTCAACAAAGCAGCCTTAAGCTGTTTGTTCTCTTCGAAAATCTTGTTAGCCTTCTTAATGATACCTTCAACCTTTGCACCGTATGCGTTGTCACCAGTACCGGTCTCTTGTCCATTTTCTGCTGTATGGAAACTACGAGCCTTACGTCTACGATTTCCATTGTCGCCATCAGTTCTTGAGGTGCTGCCTACATTTGCTGTGTGCTCCTGTCTAGTCTTAAGCTCCTGAATTGGCTCTTCAACTGCCTCTTCCTCTTCAACTGTTTTGCCCTTTTCAGCATCGAATGGCTGATTTTCGCTCTTGTCACCTTTTTTACCTGACCAAGGCTTTTTAGAGTCCTTTGGAACTCCCTTGTCCCAGTCATTAACGTTTTTGCCTGGCTCTGACATTCCAGGATTTGTCAT